ATCTGTATCTCTTCCGGCGTTGGTAGCTCGCGCTGCTGCTTGGACAATCCACGCGGCACATCTATCTCTCTTGCCGGATTCACGGACACATATCCATACTGGACGGCGTACTTGAATATTTGATTAACGATCATCAGCTGGGTGCTTATAGTCTTGCGTGAGTACGCCTTTTTACTGAGATCAATAATAAATCTGTTGATATCCGTGGGCGTGACTTCGCTGATCGGGCAGGTGAATTCTTCCTTGGCACGACGGATCGCCGGTATATATGACTTAAATGTAATAGGACCGAGCGTGGGCGAATGAAACTCCCACCACTCATCAGCCACATCCGGGAAGGATCTGCCGTGTTCCTGTTCCTGTTTATACTCCCGGACTTTCCGCATGACTTCTCGCTGCGTGTGTCCATAGAAGTACTTGACCTTGCTGCCGATTGTCAGCTTCTCTTGCCAGCGACCATCTTTACGTCTTGTCATCTCATTTTCCTCCACGCAAAGATTATCAGCAGGATCAGCACTACAGTTACGCAGATTATAATCGTCATGCGTTCGACATGTTCTTCGTGGGTGAGAGGACGTATATTACGGAAGCGTGCAATTATAGACAGCATCACACTCATACTGCGATGCCTCCTCTATCGGCCTCCCATTCAATGGTCCTGATATCTTGTGGGCAATTAAAGTGATCGGCAGAGATATGCCGCAGCTCATGGATGAACGCAAGGACAGACTCCTCTTTGCTGAGACGCTCGTCAATGTAGATATCAAATGTGCCGTCGTCATTAAGCCATACTTGTCCAGGCGTAGACCGATTAGGAAATCGAACAAACCTAATATAATAATCTACGCCTTCAATCATGCTTTCCCCTCAGTTCTTCTATGAACCGGACATTGGCAGCGATCTCTTCATCGGTGCTGCCCTGGTGTACTTTCAGCAGAGCACGCATACCAGGTCTCTGCCTTAACATTTCCAAGTATTCGTACAGCTCATCGTCATCGGTGAGCTTTTCTTTTTTGCCCATGATGTCGGCAGGGGATACACCAAGATAGTCTGCGATCTTCTGAATCGTAGGGGCAGACAGACTCTTTGTCCGGCCTGTATGGAGTTCAGACATAACCGTAGGACTAATGCGTATTTCTGCACACATTTTAGACACCGTGATACCACGGGCCTTACATAGCTCTTTGATAGTATTGTACATACCACGCCCGCCTTTTTTGTGTAGGTTTACTGAATTGCAAAAATCTGCAATAATTCCGCAAAAACCCTATTGACGGGTGCAGATGTCTGTAATATAATGCAGACATGGCAGAGTTCTGCAATATGATTGGTAGCACAATTATTATACAGAAGTCTGTAGCAAAAATCAACCACAAGATATAGGGAGGAATATTAATGTTTACAACAAATAATATGAACACTTACCGCATCACCTACCAGATTGGTGACAAATATCAAGGATGGGTTGTAGAGGCAGAAACGGAAGTAGAAGCAATAGTGAGAATTCTGGATTCTATTTCTAAAGAAGCATCACTTCTGCTGCACGGTTTTGCTATAGAAAAAGAATAATCAATTAAGGAGGAGAGAGATGAACACCTACGAAAAGTTGGTAAAGCATCGTCTGATCGACATGGACATGACGCAGACGGAACTTGCTCGACGAGTCAATGAGATAACCGGCCTGCATACAGACCAGAGTTACATCTCAAGGAACATGACCGGCGAGTGCAATTCCAAGAAAGTCATCTCTGCGATCAATCAGATACTGGGAATTGAGATGAGCGGATGAAAGAAAAAGAGAACTACCGGGATAACCTAGAGCAGATCCTAGAGTTCTGCGGGAAGAAGAATGTGCTGTCGATAAGAAGGGCAGCAGAGTTTATGGGTTGTGATCCTAGAGTACTGCAAAAGGACGAGCGCTTCTATAATATGACGTTTCAGCTTGGAACGCAGAGACGGATCACGGCCGCGAGTTTTGCGAGGTATCTGTCATGACACCACAACAGGCAACAGTAATCAGCTTCCTGCGTGAGCGCGGGAACCGTGGGGCAACGAACAGAGAAGGAATGTTCAGCTGCAACATCAATGATTTCCGCAAGAGGGTAAGCGAGATCAACGACATGGAAGGATATCTGATCGAATCCATTGTAGATCCGCTAGCACAGAATGGAAACCAGTATCACAGATACTATTTGAGGAGGGAACCGAATGGCTGAGGCACTGATGATCGCAGCTATATATCTGGCACCGATATTCATACCGGCGATAATCCTGGCGTTTATTTTTGAGAATGTAATTCCGTATATCAGAAGAAAGAGAGCGAGGAGGAGAAGAGAACATGATCGAGTGGTATGAACACCCAGACGACGAACACACCGTACACCATGTGTACTACCCGCACCGGATGCCCGGCGATAACTGGTATGGATTCTCTCCGCCGGACGATCCAGATCCGATAGGCTACTGCGAGTGGTGCGAGGAGGATATCTGGAACGAGGATCACATCATCGACGGAGATGTCGTCTGCCCGGCCTGCGCTGAGTATTGGCATTCCAATGAGATAGCCGTGGACTTTATCAAGCGCTTCTTCGGGTCCATGCCGAAGATTGCGGAACAGTGCCGAGAGGACCCGTGGATGGAAGAGTTTGCAGAGTATATGCGGGAGTGCGAACCGGATATGTTCAAGCAGGTAATAAAAAAATGAGACGCCGTGCTGCAACACGACGCCCCAAAGTAGAAAGGACATTTAGCTATGGAAAATATAACACAGAATGCCGAAAAGGTCAACAGCATTTATGGGAAGATCCTTTCCATAATGGAAGCGGTTCAGCGCCTGGAGAAGGACACGAGCGTACAGTTTGGCAAGACGGATTACAAAGCTCTGTCCGAAGAGAAGGTAACGACGATCATGCGGGAGCAGATGATAAAGCAGAAGCTCGTCGTCTTTCCCATAGAGATGTACTCGCACAGAGAAGGACAGATTTCTCACGTTGATGTGAAGTACCGGATCGTAGATACAGAGAGCGGAGAGTATATCGAAGTCGTATCATGCGGCGACGGAGCTGATACTCAGGATAAGGGCGCCGGCAAAGCAATGACCTACGCTTACAAGTACATGTGGCTACGGACCTTTGCGATCCCCACTGGCGAAGATCCTGACAAGGTTTCTTCGGCACAGCTGGACGCAGAGCAGAAGGAGGCCAAGAGGGAGGCCAAGCCTAAGGAAGAGCCCAAGCCCAAGAAGGAAGAACCCAAGGAGGAACCCAAGAAGGAAGACAATATCAAGTATTACATCTGCCATGACTGTGGTAATGTGATCACCCCTCACAGCGACGGCAAGAACGAGTATGGTGTCATGCATATTGCCAATAGGACCAAGGAACGCTATGGCGAATCTCTCTGCTGGGACTGTGCCTGTAAGAGGAGTGGTCGCTAATGGCTAAGGATGGTGTGTCGTATTACGTGAGGGCCTGGGCGACGGTACCCGTACACTTCCCGGAAGGACATGTGTGCTGCCAGTATTGCACCTGGCTGAGGAAAGGTAACGTCCGCTGCGAGTGCAGGCTCACGGATGAAGTGCTGGTAGATCTTAAAGCAATGGGTTACAGATGCCCGGCAGTATTTGAGGAGGACCCTTTTGAAAACGCCGATTGATATCGTTAAAGGTCAGATCGTAGATGTAGACGACGGTATCGTTACGATCAAGTGCCGGTACGATGATTGGTTTACGCTCATAAAGCGCGGATATAAATACTGCAATGTGCAGATGATAGACTCGCGTCCTTTATCAGACAAGCAGCGGAGAATGTGCTATAGCCTGCTGCGTGCGATAGCAGACTATGCCGGATATGCAAGCACCGAAGAAGTCAAGAACATCATGAAAGTGAACTTCATGGCGGAGCTGTGCAGCGAGACAGCGGACAAGATATTTTCTCTTGCCAATGCACCCATGAGCCTTGTCGCGGAGTTCCAGCGGTTCCTGATCCGGTTCATTGTAGACAATGACATTCCCTGCGATTTTCCGCTGCTTGACTACGTTGATGATATCGCAGACTACGTTTACTCATGCTTGGTCAATAAGAAGTGTGCGGTCTGCGGAAAACATGCGGATCTGCATCATGTAGACCACGTAGGTATGGGCCGGGACCGCGACGAGATTATACACGAAGGCATGGAAGTGCTGCCGCTATGCCGGACGCATCACAATGAATGTCATACCCTGGGGCAGCACAGCTTCAATGAGAAGTATCACTTTGACGCCGGCATAACTCTGGATAAAACACTGTGCCGGATATATGGATTAAAAAGGAGAAAAGATAAATGAACGAAGTACATCTTTCCGGGAACGTAACAAAAGATCCTGAGCTGAAACGGACGATCAACGGAACGCCGGTATGCTCATTTAGTATTGCGGTTAAGAGCGGTGAGGAAGCACAGTTTATCGACTGCGTCGCATGGAAGAACTGCGCAGAACGAGTAGCTGCCAACCTGCACAAGGGATCGTTTACTATGATATACGGCAGGCTCAATGTCCGCGAGTGGACCGACAAACAGGGTGATCGCCGCAGAAAATATGAGGTCGCAGTCAATGAATTTTGCGGTGCAGATAAGCGTAAACAGCACGTCGAATACGAGGACCTGACAGGCACTGACGAAGACCTTCCGTTCTGATTGGAGAAAAAATGGAGAGAACTCAATTCACTTTTTATGAAAGTTTTTATAAAGCTATTTCAAGGATCAAAAAGAAACCTGATCAGGCAATCGCATATAATGCAATAATTCGTCTCGCATTATATGGAGAAGAGCCGAACCTGGATGAGCTGCCAGACATTGTGGCAGTAGCACTTGAGAACATTATACCCAACATAATTGCTTCAAACAAAAAGGCAGCAAACGGTAAGCTAGGAGGTATTAAGCAAACCGCAAGCAAAGCGGAAGCAAAACCGAAGCAAACCGCAAGCGAGAACGAGAAAGAGAACGAGATAGGGATAGAGTTAAAGAAAGATAAGAAAGAAAAAACAAGCAAACACAGATACGGCAGATACAAAAACGTCCTGCTCACTGACGATCAACTTGATACCTTGAAGGCAGAGTTCTGTGATTGGGAAGCCAGAATCGAAAGGCTGTCAGAATACATCGCCGCTAAAGGAGACAAGTACAAGAATCATCTTGCGGTGATAAGGACCTGGGCAAAGAAGGATCAGCCGGCATCCGCGCCGCGTCCTGCACCGATCACTGGTACGGATGAGATCAGAAGATTACTGGAGGTTATGTGATGGGTCTTGATAAAACCATCCTTGATGTAACATGTGGAGATCGCACTATTTGGTTTCAGAAGAATTATCCGGGGGCTGTTTACTGCGACAACAGACGCGAGGAATGGGAAGGTGACTTTGGCAATGTTCTTAATAAAGCCGGAAAGAAAAAGCATAGGCACCTGGTTATAGATCCTGATATCAAGTGCGACTTCACAAAACTGCCGTTCCGTGATTGCGAGTTTAACCTGGTCGTGTTTGATCCGCCTCATGTGAAGAACATGGCGGAATCATCTTGGTTGCGAAAGAGTTATGGGTCGTTAGACGATGATTGGCAGCAGGTTATTCACGATGGTTTTTGGGAGTGTTACCGTGTCCTAAAATCTGGGGGGGTGCTGATATTCAAATGGTCGGACATATCAATCAGCACAAGAGATTTGATTAAGGCAATAGGAAAAGAACCGCTATTTGGTCATCGCTCCGGGAAGAAAATGAACACGCACTGGTTGTGCTTTATAAAAGAGGAGGACGACAATGAAGAAGAAAGATAGAGCAAAGATGAAAGCAGAAGCAATGAAGATCGCCAAGAACGGCGGATGCTATCTTCACTTCCAGATGGACGGTGATGGCGACTGCTCAATATCTATAGCCGGTCATGGGCTGCAGGTTATATTTGGACTGACCGAGCTTATCAATAAAACAGCGGAGCAGGCCGGTGCTACCACTGATACGATCATGGAGCTGCTCAATACTATGAGCTACGACGTAAACCACCTGGACCTGATCAAAGCACTGCGGGGGAATGATGATGACTAATGCTGATGTAATACGGGGCATGACGGATGAGGAGCTGGCAGAGCTGTGTTCAACTATAAAGCGAAATTATTCGCTATATCCATACAGCAGGGATACTTGGCTAGAATGGATGCAACAGGAGGCAAACGATGAGCATACTGATTAAAGGCATGGAGATGCCGACAAGCTGTTTTTATTGCCCAATGCGAGAATGGTACATAATCCACGGAGAAAAAATCACATCTTGCAGAGTGGCAAAAATGCTGATAACAAACGAGGATGAACGCCCAAGTTTCTGTCCTATTGTCCCTGTCCCGCCGCATGGACGGCTGATAGATGCTGATGCGCTTATGAAGCATGAAGTATTCCTGACGTGTGATGGGGGCAAGATGCCGATAGTGTATTCAGCGTACATTCGCTATGCTCCCACAATCATAGAAGCGGAGGAAGACGAATGAAAGAAAGTTGTAATAATTGCTTATATCAGAAAAGACTAATTCAGTATGATTACTCCGGCAAAGGATGCAAACACACGGATCAAGACGGATATGCTTGTACGGCATTTGCAAGCGAGGGCGAAGTGATATGGTTGATCGGCAATGAACCATCAGCGGGAATGTGTGAGTGTTATATGCGTAATCAAGTATATTCCCGGCGAGGTGAGGTAGACGATGGCTGAATACATAGAACGAGATAAATGGATTATAAAGCCAACGATAACAGAAACAATAGAAAACCTTTCAACGGAGAACGAGGTGCGATACAGGGGAACGGTAACGGTTTCAATGCAAGAGTACAGACCAGTAGTACATGGACATTGGATAGTGAACAAATATCCACTATGTGAATGTTCGCGGTGCGGTGAATTATTCACCGAAACATGGGGTGGATTCGACTACTGCCCGAAATGCGGGGCAACAATGGATGAGGTGGACGACGATGGATGAATGGCGATGCGACTGCGTGGTGGTTGACGGTTATCAGTTAGTCTATTACCGAAACGACAATCAGATAATTATCTCTCTGCCACAGACGATCCAAACCATAGGTACCACGCAATCTATTGTTAAACGCAAGGTTGATTTGACAAGAGAAGAACTAGCGGTGGTGCTGAATATGATCAAGTATTTTTGCGAGAAAGATGGTGATGCCGAATGATAGGGGACGAATATCCTCTTATGCAACCCGGCCCCGATAAGGGGCAGTCAACCACGATATGGGAGCCGCCTCACGTAGATTTAAGAAGCGAGCTATGCAAGACATGTATCCACACGAAGGTCTGCATGAGAGACAAGAACATACTCGGAGATGTATTCGTGCCAGGACACCCGTATTTCTTTGATAACGAAGAACTGTATGCGAAGTATGAAGAACGGAAGAAGGCTGGTTTTCCATGCGATGAATATCTACCGATCAAGGAGGAAGACGATGACTAATGAAGATCGTATTCGGTGTATGCCAACAAACGAGCTTGTTGAATTTATATTAAGTCACGACAGATGCCCGCCCGGAGATTTTGCGTACTGCCAAGACTGGGATTGTGACAGAGCAGAATGTTGGAAAAAGTGGCTTAAACAGGAGGTAGACGATGGCTGAATACATAGATTGCATGACGCGGGAAGACGCAGAGAACATGGACAACGAGCAGGCAAAAGCAATATTAATTACTTTGCGCAATATGATGCGTGACCAGTACGGGTGCCCAATCAGTGACGCGTATTTTGCTCTTGATAAGGCAATAAAGGCTTTAGCTGTAAAGCCAGTAGTACATGGACATTTGACAAACGCAGATCGTATAAGGTCAATGACAGACGAGGAACTGGCAGAATTGTGTTCGACGATAAAACGCAATTACTCACTATATCCATATAGCAGGGATGTATGGTTGGAGTGGATGAAAGAGGAGGTAGACGATGGGAGCAGTAAGACCGTATGATTCCTGCAAGTATAACGTAGGCGTGGAATGCTATCAGAAGAAGAACTGCGCCAAGTGCGGCTGGAACCCGGACGTACACAAGCAGAGGAAGCTCAAGTTAAAACATGCTTGTAGGAGCTGCATATACTTCAAGCAGGCAAGGGAGATCTAAGACATGGCGACGCAATGGGGAGACGTGCTGATCCAATGTCCGTATTACAGCGGCATGGATGATCGTAAACCGAGATGCTATATATCCTGCTGCGATAGTGAAGGGATAATACAGCGGGTGTTCAACAGCAGAGAAGAACGCCGGCAGTATATCCAGAAGTACTGCATAGATAAGGACAGGTACCCATTTTGCCCGGTATGCATTGCCATAGATTTTTTTGAGGGAGAGCAATAGCTCTCTCTCTTTTTATTAGGGGTTAGAAATCTTTTTTTATATGTGATAGTGTCCGCCCTGTGGGGGAGTGGAGAGCGTATAGTTCGCCCCGCCCTGGGATCTTCTCAAGAGCGGGAGGGGCTTGGGAGCGTTCTATTTTCCCACGATGGAGGAGTATCATGCCGGCAAAGAAATTCAAATCAGCGAAGCAGCTTGGCGATGCCATTGAGCATTACTTTGCTTCCATATCCTACAAGGCCCCGATGCGCAGCAAGGACGGCGACGTTATAACGAACGAGCTTGGATGTCCTGTGATGCACCGGGTGTTTGCCATACCTCCCACAGTCTGCGGCATGTGCCTGGATTTGGGTATAGATCGTAGGACCTGGCTCAACTATTGCAATCCCGATCAGTATCCTGAATACCAGGAAGTTGTCGGCAAAGCGAGGGCTGTACTTGAAGGCTGGCTGGAGCAAGAGCTCATAGATCGAAAGGGCAATGTGAGAGGGCTCGTCTTCTCACTGCAGAACAACTTCAACTGGCGCGAAAAGAAAGAGACTGAGATCGGGGAAGAAACCCGGAAGGCAATACAGACCGAAGTCCTGAGCATGGACGATAAGCTCCGGCTCATAGAAGAGACCAGACAGATGATGGAGGAGGACACCAATGGCAAAGGCAGATAAGGAAAAGCTGCAGCTCTGGCAGGAGAGGCTGGACCGGAACGCATCTGCATTCGAGGATCAGTACGCCAAGATGGATACCAGGGAGCAGCAGTATCTGGGCAACACCCAGCTGCGGCCTATCGTATACGGTGAGCGGAAGACCAAAGCACCGCACGTCAGGAACGTCTCTGCTGAGCTTATAGAAGCGCAGGTATCCTCTACCATACCGCAGCCGAAAGTAACAGCACGCCGCAAGGGAGACGAAGAGAAGGCCAAGCTCATTGAAGACATGATCCGTAACGAACTGGATCGTATGCCCTTCGAGCAGCTGAACGACATGATGGAACGCACCGTACCTATCCAGGGCGGCGCGGGTTTCTTGGTCGAGTGGGACAACACGCTGCGCACGCACTACACCGTCGGCGAGCTTTCCATATCCACGATCCATCCCAAGCAGATCGTACCGCAGGATGGCGTGTACGGTTCCGTAGAGGATATGGACTACATCATCCTTAAGCTGCCGCAGACGAAGGAATACATCCGCCGGAAGTATGGTGTGGATGTATCCGACGAGAGCGAGTCAGAGAGCGACGTCAAGGCGCTGGACGCCTCCACAGCACAGGACATGGTTACCCAGTACGTTGCATACTACCGCAACGAGAATGGTGGTATAGGCCTGTACAGCTGGGTAAACGATATACAGCTGGAGGATCTGGAAGACTACCAGGCCAGAAGGCTGAAGAGATGCACACAGTGCGGAGCTGTCGAGCCGCTGCAGAGCGAAGCAGCAGAACCGCTTACACCCGACGGACTCATGCCCGGCCAGGCTCCTATTGTGGAAATCCTGGGGGACATAGAGAACGAACCGAAGAGAGAACCGAGACCGGCTGCCGGCAGGAGCAACCACGTCTGCCCATATTGCGGCGGCACCAAGTGGGAAGAGACAGAGGAAGATTACGAAGAGCTCTATGCAGATATAGTCAGGAGCGACGGTTCAGTTATTCCGGCCTTCAAGACTATAGAGACTGTAGATCCGGCAATAGTGGATATGAACGGGCTGCCGGTACCGCAGATAGTGCAGGAACCCACAAGGATTCCGTTCTATAAACCGTCTATCTTCCCTCTGATAATGCAGAAGAACGTCAGCGTCTACGGACAGTTCCTGGGTGACAGCGATCTGGACAAGATCAAGGACCAGCAGAATACGATCAACCGCATAGAAGCGAAGATCATAGACAAGCTGCTGAAGTCCGGCTCGTATATCACGCTGCCGGATGAAGCGAGTATCAGAGTAGACACAGAGGACATGAAGATAATACGCCCCGGCAATCAGGCCACGAAGGAACTGATCGGCGTATACGATCTTCAGGGAAATATAGAACCGGACATGGCGTACCTGCAGCAGGTATATGAAGAGGCCCGGCAGATCATCGGCGTGACCGATTCCTTCCAGGGCAGACGAGATACCACCGCGACTTCCGGTAAGGCAAAGGAGTTTGCTGCAGCGCAGAGCGCCGGCAGACTTGAGAGCAAGCGAGTCATGAAGGACAGCGCTTATGCAGCTCTCTTTGAAGCTATGTTCAAATTCAAATTAGCCTATGCCGATGAACCGAGACCGGTAGTCGCAGACGATATCCACGGCAATGCCGAGTACAAGGAGTTCAACCGGTACGACTTCCTTGAGCAGGATGCTGCCGGCGAGTGGACTTGGAACGATCAGTTCCTGTTCAGCTGCGACACCTCTGCTCCTCTTGCCAATAACAGAGAAGCTATGTGGCAGGAGACGAGAATGAACCTGCAGACGGGCGCCTTCGGCGATCCCGCGCAGATGCAGACGCTCATTCTGTTCTGGACCAAGATGGAACTTCTCCACTATCCGGGCGCCGGTGATACCAGAGCATACCTTGAGGAAGAGCTGCAGCGACAGATGCAGATGCAGATGATGATGCAACAGCAGCAGATGCAGCAGCAGGCCATGCAGCAGGCGCAGATGCAAGCTCAGCAGGCACAGCAGGCTCAGCAACAGCAGCCCGGCCTGGACAGACAGACAGCACAGGCGATCATGGCTAAGGCGAGAGAGGACGCTGCACGTGCTGCCGGAATGAGGTGACGAGATGAAAGAGAGATGGGACAAGCTCCTCAGCGTTAAGTCAATCGTAACTATTGTGCTGACCATCGTGTTTGCGTATCTGGCAGTATACAAGGTGATCGATGCGGAACGATTCATGGTGATCTACGCGACGATAATTGCCTTCTACTACGGAACGCAGACACAGAAACAGACAGAGGAAAAGGAGACTGACAATGACAAGAACGCAGGTACTTGATATAGCAAGGGCTGAGATCGGTTATACCGAAGGGCCACGATCAAATGAGTGCAAATACAACACGCTCTACTACGGGCAAGTTGTGTATGACGGACTGTGGGACACCACATTCCCCTGGTGCTGCGTTTTCATCTGGTGGCTCTTTCGTGCAGCTGACATGAGCGATCAGTTCAACGACGGATACAGAACGGCGTCATGCCCCACGCTGGCAGGGTGGTTCAAGACGAAAGGCAGGTTCGTGACCAGCGGTTACCGCTCCGGAGATATCGTCTTCTTCGACTTCGGTGTCGGCGGATACGGATACGATCACGTCGGTATTATCGAGAAGGTAAACGACGACGGAACGTACGATTGCATTGAAGGGAACACCTGGTTTGATGACACCGGCAGCCAGAGTAACGGAGGAGCTGTCGCACGCCGCAAGCGCACGCTGCTTACGATCAGCGGAGCCGGGCGCCCGATATACGATCCTGAGGAGGTGGAGGAAGTGAGATACAACGTAATAGCTGATATGCCCATCTGGGGCCAGCCTACCATTATCAAACTCTGCGATAAGAACCTGCTGCGCGGGCAGGGCGGACCGAGAGATGAGAACGGCAGACCGGCGGATCTGGATCTGTCCATAGACATGATCCGGGTGCTCGTTATCCTGGATCGCGCCGGCAAATTTGATGATTGAGCTTTCACGCTTTTTCATATGTTTTCCTCCAACGGTTATGGGCGCGGCTTCGGCCGCGCCGGTAGCCGGAAGAGGACAATCCCACTGAAAGGAGGACCGGACAATGGCCGATAAGTCCAATGCCTATGTTGGCAAGATCAAAAACTCAGGCGCTCAGGTCGTCAAAGCTCCCATAGCTGGAGACGGCGGCAAGGGCAAGGCCACCGTAAAGAAGGGTGACCTCCGCAAGTAACTGATAAGCAGTTACACACAAATCTCGCAGGAATAGCGTAAAAATCCAAAGGAGATCAATATGGATGACATTAACTACGGTGAGCTGTTCGGACTCGACGAAAGCGAAAACAAGCAGGAGACCGCTGAACCTGCCACGGACGAGACCGAAAGCACACAAGGCGAAAACGAGCAGGACGTCGCCGAACCTGCCGGAGATGACACAGAATCCTCTGCCGAACCGGAAGTAAAGGAACCGGAGAAGCAGACGCCGGAGCAGAACGCCAAGTACGCTGCCGCCCGGAGGAAAGCGGAGCAGGAGCGTGATCAGGCAGTAGCTCAGGCGAAGAGCGACGCCAAAGCGGAAGCTGATAAATACCTCGACGAGACTATCGCCGGCATGGGACTGACTAATCCCTACACAAAGCAGCCTATAACGAACAAGGCTGAGTACGACGAGTACAAGGCGAAGTACGAAGAGGAGAAGCGGAACCGGGTGGTGAAGAAGTCCGGCATGAGCCAGGACGAGTTTAAGAAGTTCGTCGATGATCTTCCCGAAGTCAGGCAGGCTAAGGCCATAGCGGCACAGGCCCAGGAACAGCAGGCAAAGATGAAGATCGACGAGCAGCTGCGCCAGATAACTGAGATGGACCCGTCCATAAAGGAGCTGGGCGATCTCACAAAGATGGAAAACTACGACGAGTTCTACGGCAAAGTCAAGCGTGGCATGACGCTGGTTGAAGCGTACATGCTCACCAACTTCGATAAGCTGTCCGGCAGAAAAGCTGCAGCGACCAAGCAGGCGGCGCTTAACAGTATCAACAGCAAACAGCATCTATCCGGTACGTCCTCACGCGGGACCGGAGCACTGAGCGTTCCGGCTGATGTGAAGGATATGTACCGAGCCATAAATCCCGACGCCACTGACGCCGAGATCCAGGCACACTACAACAAATATCACAGAAAGGATTGATACCACTATGGCATTTCTGCTTCATAGCATAGATGGTTCCGGCCACATTCCCGGCATCGAGTATCTGCCCTGCAGTGCAATCACTCCAAAAGTCGGCATGGCCCTGACCCAGACCACCGGCAATCTTGCTATTGCCACCGGCACCACTGCCCCCACGTACATCAGTCTCGTTGAGAAGAGCGCTGCTGTATCTGCGGGTACCATCATCCCGGTTATGAGAATAAACAAGGACATGATCTTTGAGACCACCCTGTCCGCTTCCGGATCTTCCCTGAAGCGCGGCAACAAGGTCACCCTGCACGCTTCTGATGGTATGCAGGTTACCGCAACCACGTCCAGCGGCGTTGCCGAGATCGTCGATTTCCTGACTACTGCTCAGGCAAGCGGCGACAAGGTCCGCGTCAGATTCTAAGAAGGAGGAGTTAAGTAATGGCTAGTATAACCTTTACCGAAGGCTCCGGCCTTCAGGATTCCATATTCGGCAAGTCCCAGGAACCCATCAAAATGTTCCTGGAGAAAAAGGGAGAGGCCTTTGAGGCTCAGTCCATGATCAAGGAGCTCTTCGACATGGAGCGCAGCTCCCACTGGGCTGAGAAGCTCACCGGCATGACCTCTATGGAAGGCTTTAAGCCGGTTGGCGAGAACGGTGACTATCCGGTAGACGGCATGCAGGAAGGCTACAGCAAGTCTTTCGAACACATGACCTGGAAGAACTCCTTCTCCCTGTCTCGTGAGATCATCGACGATGCCAACCTGATGGACCTCCGCAAAAAACCGTCCGCCTTCATCACTTCCTACTACAGGACCCGTGAGAAGTTCGGCGCTGCCCTTATCGGCTCCGCTATGGACAAGGCGTACAACGCCAGCGACTTCACCGTCAACTTCGGCGGCAAGGTTTTCTCCACCGCTACTGCTGACGGCCAGAACTTGTTCTCCACCGGCCACACCAGCAAGACCGGCAAGATCAGTACTCAGTCGAACCTCTTCGACGAGACCTTCTCTGCCGATGCTCTCGCTGCTCTGGAAGTCAAGATGCAGGGATTCACCGACGATAACGGTGAGATCCTCGACATCACCCCGGACACCATCCTGATCCCCAACGACTACACTCTGAAGAAAGCTGTCTTCGCTGCCATTGGTGCGGACAAGTCCCCCGATACCGCGAACAATGCCTTCAACTATGTGTATGGCCGCTGGAACGTCATCGTATGGCCGTACCTGAATCAGTTCATCGGCACCAACACCAACGCCTGGGTCCTCATGGACAGCAAGTACAACAAAGAATGCGGCGGCGCTGTCTGGTTCGACCGTGTAAACCTCGAAGTCAGATCCGAGCTTTCCGGCAACGATGCCAACGTCTGGAAGGGCTACTCCAGATTCACTGCTGGCTTCAATGATTGGAGAGCATTCGCTGTTTCCGGTATCACCAGCGGCACCGACCTTCTCTGATAGGGGGCCGGCACAATGGCTGAATACACCAGATTCACGAACCTTGAAGTAACCGGCACGCTGAAGGCGAAGAGCGGCATGGGTCTTACCAAGTCTACCTATGCCATCACGTCTGACAGTGCGACGGCGGCAGCAAGCACTGCCCCAACCAAGGCCGAGTTTGATAAAGTCGTTACTCTGATCAACGAGATCAAGACCAACTACAACAAACTCGTCAACCAGCTGTCAACGGGCAGCGACAGCTAAACAAACTGAAGCAGGGGACGGCAGGTTATCTGCGGTCCCCTGCGCTGCAGGAGATTATATGAAAGTCTGCGTTTACGCAATAGCAAAGAACGAATCAAAGCATGTAGGCCGCTTCTGCGATTCAGCCAGAGATGCAGACTACATCGCAGTTCTGGACACAGGATCTACAGACGATACCGTGCAGCTCCTCCGGGAGCGCGGCTGCATAGTCGAGCGGGAAGTCATAGATCCGTGGCGATTCGACGTAGCACGGAACAAGAGCATGGAGCTGATACCGGAAGACACCGACGTGTGTCTGTGCCTGGACCTGGACGAAGTGCTTCTTCCCGGCTGGCGTGATGAGCTGGAACGGAACTGGCACGATGCCGATATAGGACGATACGTCTGCATCTGCGGCAGGAACGCCGACGGAACGCCGCAGTCCTCCCACGTCCGCGACAAGCTCCACAAGCGCGGTGCTGTCAAATGGATCTACCCAGTCCATGAAGTTATTGATCCCATAGATACGAACCCCGTCAGGACGTACATCCCTACGCTGATGTGCGAGCACCTGCCGGACGATACGAAGAGCAGAGCGGGATATCTGCCGCTGCTTGAACTTGCCGCTGAGGAGACGCCTACGCCCCGCTGTGTGCATTATTTGGGCAGAGAGTACATGTACCACAGAAGATACGCGGAAGCGATAGAGCAGTTCCTGAAGTATCTGGAGATGGGTACGTGGGTGGACGAGCGTGCCGCTACCATGCGGTACCTTGCCGAGTGCTACAGAGAGACCGGCAATATAGGACAGAGCAAGGCATGGGCGATCAGATCCGTAGCCGAAGCTCCGTATCTCAGAGAGTCATGGTATGCAGCAGAGAAGGCGTGCTACTTCGACGGAGACTGGGCCGGCGTTATCTATTACGGTGAGAAGGCAGCGTCCATAAAGATCAGATCAGACTGCGGTATCAACGAGTCTGAAGCGTGGAGCGCAGCTGTGTACGATCTTTTATCGCTTGGGTACTGGTTCACCGGAAGACCGGAACGAGCAATAGACAGCGGCGAGATAGCTCTGGAGCTGGAACCGGACAACGAGAGGATCATACGGAACATAGAGTTCTACAGGCAGGGGAAATGACTACAGATATAGAGACACTGTACCAGGCAGCGCTGTGGTACAGAGCTTTAAGAGAGACGAGCAACTACTCGTTCATGCCTTTATACGGGGATCAGCACAGATACCTTGTACTGAAAGGCGGAGGTGGTTCCGGCAAGAGCATATTTGCCGGACGTAAGATCCTGGAGCGCTGCGTATCTGAACCCGGACATCGCATACTAGTCTGCCGTAAAGTCGCAAGGACACTGCGAGAGTCATGCTTCCGGCAGCTGCTCGGTCAGGTGGCAGAGCATTATCCGGACAGCGGGTATAAGTGCAATAAGACAGACCTGACGATCTCCTTTGATAACGGCAGCGAGATCATCTTCGCCGGCCTGGACGACGTTGAGAAGCTGAAGTCCATATACAACATATCCTCTATATGGATAGAAGAAGCGAGCGAGCTTTTAGAGTCGGACTTCAATCAGCTGGACATCCGTCTTCGCGGTGAGAGCAAATACTATAAGCAAATAATCCTGACGTTCAACCCGATATCCATACAGCACTGGTTGAAGCGCAGGTTCTTCGATACAGAAGATGAGCGTGCAAGGACACACGAATCTACATACCGGGACAACCGATTCCTGGACGATGCGGCCGTGCAGACGCTGGAAGCGTTCAAGGATACCGACGAGTATTACTACACGGTCTATTGTCTGGGAATGTGGGGAGTCACAGGACAGTCCGTCTTCAATGCGAAGGACGTTACAAGACGACTGATGGACAAGATCCAGCCCGTCAGAAAAGGATACTTTGAGTTTACCGACGACGGCAGGAAGATAGACGACGTCCGGTGGGTGGACGATCCGAAGGGATTTATAAAGCTGTATGCGGAACCGGAATCCGGCGTGCCTTACGTTATAGGCGGAGATACTGCCGGCGACGGATCTGACAGCTTCGTAGGTCAGGTACTGGATAACAGAACCGGCGTGCAGGTAGCGACACTGAGACATCAGTTTGATGAGGATCTGTTCGCAAGGCAGATGTACTGCCTGGGCATCTACTACAACACAGCACTGATCGGGATCGAGACGAACTTCTCCACATATCCGGTCATGGAGCTGGAACGCCTGAACTATCCACGGCAGTATGTCAGAGAGACTGTGGATAACTACACCCACGCTACCCGGAAGGCATTCGGTTTCAGAACGGATAGCAAGACAAGACCGGTGATCATATCTGAACTGATCAAGGCAGCGAGAGACGATATAAACATAGTATGCGACGAGACCACACTGCAGGAAATGTTGACGTTCGTCCGGTCTGAATCATGGAAACCGGAAGCTGAAGAGGGAGCGCACGACGACTGTATCATGGCGCTGGCTATAGCGCATTATATCAGGCCGCAGCAGAGATACCTTCAGACGGAAGCTGCGAAGGAAGGCGTCGTATGGACGGCGTCGCAATGGGAGGATTACGAATCCGCCGACAGAGAGACCAGACGGTATCTCATGGAGATCTGGGGTACACCGAAACGATGAGGGGGAATCAGAGTGACTGTTAAAGAGTGCATAGATTTCGTGGATGCGATCAAGCCGAACGCGTTCTCGAACGATCAGAAGACCACGTGGCTCAATGAAGTCGAAGGCATGGTCCAGACAGAAGTGTTTCTCTGGGCAGTAGATCAGGTCATCCAGTACACCTACGACACCGATAAGAACCGCGAGATGCTTGTAGCACCTCCGCACGATAAGCTCTACAGAGCGTACCTGACGGCCATGATCGACTTCGCAAACGGTGAGTACGACAAGTACGCCAATACCATGACCATGTTCAATATGCACTACGGCGAGTTCATGAGATGGTTTGCCAATAACTACAGACCTGCTGATACCCATCGGGAGGTGTACGCGATATGAGCGGAAGGTATGTCTACGGGCAGTACATGTCCGACTATGAGTTTGCCGTTCGTAACGGATACACCGGAACAGAAGAAGAGTTCAATGCTGAGCAGGGATATGAGCCGGGCGGAGAAGTACAGGTCGATGATTATCCGGCACCTAAGTATCTGACGCCGGGCGACTACTTCAGATGGTGGCACGGTTATTACATCACAGCTTACGGCATAGCTCTGAAGCATGGGTTCCAGGGTACGGAAGCCGAATGGCTCGAATCCCTTGTTGGTCCTCCCGGCAGCGTAAGTCCTATAGGTGTCTACGAAACGCTTGAGGATCTGGAGGAGGAGCACCCCACCGGCGAGAAGGGCGACTGGTACATGGTGGGATCTGACGATGACTACCTCATGTACTTCTGGGATACCGAGAACGAGGAATGGGCAGCCGCGAATATCGTTGGACCGACGGGACCTACGGGACCCACAGGGCCGCAAGGCAATACGGTTACCGGCCCCCAGGGACCGCAGGGTATTACGGGACCTACGGGTGATCAGGGTCCCCAGGGTAATACCGGACCCACGGGAGCAAGCATAACCGGACCGACGGGGCCCACGGGTGGAACGGGACCTACTGGGCCCACGGGTGACACGGGGCCCCAGGGTGAGAGCGTCACGGGTCCTACAGGGCCCACAGGTGGTACGGGGCCCACAGGACCCACGGGAAATACCGGACCAACCGGGCCGACAGGTGCAGGTGCAACAGGACCCACGGGACCCACGGGGCCCACGGGCCCGACGGGTGTAGGCGAAACAGGACCTACCGGACCAACAGGACCTACGGGTGCATCGATCACTGGGCCCACAGGCCCTACCGGGCCGACAGGTGCGTCGATAACCGGACCTACTGGTGGTACCGGACCTACGGGCAGTACGGGACCTACCGGACCTACCGGTCCTCAGGGTAACGGGTTCACTATCAAGGGTTACTATGCGACTCTGTCTGCCCTTCAAACTGCGGTACCGAATCCGCAGGAAGGCGACATCTACGGTGTAGGATCAGCGGCTCCGTATGATATATACGTCTGGGACGCCGTCAACCGTGAATGGGTAAATAACGGTGCGATCCAGGGTGCGAAGGGTGATACCGGACCCACCGGACCCACGGGTAATGACGGCCAAAGCATCACCGGCCCTACTGGTGCGGACGGCAACAGAATTTGGACGACCACAACCGCGCCGACCACGCCGAACTACACGTTCACTATCGGCAACCTTACTGGCGAGACGGGCGCTACGCCGAAGAAAGGCGATATCATCCTCTACTCGTATTACAGATACACTGTTGATACTGTATCCACGACAACACTCTTTGCAACGCCGAGACAGTCTATTCGTGGCACGGCAGGTGCAACTGGTGCAACAGGGCCTACTGGCCCGACGGGTGCAGACGGTCAGAGTATAACTGGCCCTACTGGTCCTACGGGTGCTGATGGACAGAGCATAACTGGTCCGACAGGTCCAACTGGACCTACTGGTGCGGATGGTGCAACTGTCACAGGACCGACAGGACCAACAGGTCCTACTGGAGCAGACGGTCAGTCAATTACCGGGCCTACGGGACCGACTGGACCTACTGGTGCTGACGGTCAGTCTATCACGGGACCTACAGGTCCTACGGGGCCCACCGGTGCGGATGGGAATACGGTGACGGGGCCAACGGGACCTACGGGGCCTACTGGTCCGACCGGAAGCACAGTTACCGGACCGACTGGTCCAACTGGGCCTACGGGTGGTACTGGCCCTACTGGCCCCACGGGGGCAGACGGAGCATCGGCTACGGTGTTTACTGCTACGTTCTCTTCTTCGGGATGGAGTTCATCGGGTAACTACAAGACGCAGACGGTCAACGTGACTGGTATGCTTGCCACATATAGTACGCCGCCACAGGTTGATTGTGTTCTTTCGGGTTCAGACGCTGATGCTGACGAGGCAATACTCGCGGGGTTCGGTCGTATTCACATCATAACTACTGGTAGCGGTACGCTGACTGGCAAGTGCATCGGTGTTGCTCCGTCCGTCAATGTGCCTGTTAAGGTGGTGTGTTTCTCGTGAGTGATTGCAGACGACCGAGAGAGATACTTCCAGTACAACACCCGATAACGATTACCATAACTATCAGCGGTAACTATTACAGTTCCAGTTACGGATATGTTCAGATTGGCACAACGAAGTACACATCAAATCAGTCGTTGTCGTACACGATACCGCCCGATAATCCGACCATCACGGTCTACTGTTACGCGTCTGGTACTAACTATAGGCAATACTGCACCGTCAAACTTGATGGAACAACGGTAGCACAAGGTACGAGTTCTTCTGCCGCCAGTTACACCTTTACTCCCGACAAGAGTTACACAATAACGCTTACCCGTAACGGTTCGCAAAGCACAAGACAATACTGGGCGGCAACGATTCAATCATCGTGAGGTGAGTTATGGCAGACTGTGTATTTTTAAGACGGCGGTACGACTGCGATAGACTGACGCTTGAAAAACTGTTCGCAACAGCGACAATGGAGACATCAGTAATGTGTATAAGCGGAAGTAACAGCAATGAATACGGGCAGTATAAAGCAAATCTGAGTATCAGCGACACTGCGTTTAATGGTAAAAAAACATATGTATTTGTGTTTCATAACGGATATGTTGGTATTTGGAAAAAAGGTAATAGAGTATATGAAACAACGCCAATATTTTTGTCGGGTAACGATTGCGGTATTATTACTCTAAATAATCAATTAGGTACTGGATATTATTACAGTGTCGGTCAGTATTTAAACACTAGTGACTCATATTATTATGGCGGTAGTTACTGCTATGGTGCAACGATGGCGGCAGTTAATTTTTCTGATATGTTTTCAGCGTCAGAAATAGAACAGATGTTGTCAAATATAACCGTTAACAGATTAGCGTATCGAGATGATTACTTTAGTTCAGCAGTTCGGACTAACAATAAAACTAACAAGGTCTATCTTACAGCCTGCGGTAACGGTATGCAGGCGTGGAATTACAGCAATAACAACTACAACAAACTATTTGATTCACGCACGTATTATCCCTCATATCCAACTGCGGCATACGTTAATGGGTCATATCTACAACTGTTTGGTTGGTCGGGAACACCATCGGGCGACCAAGCAGTGTATGCGGGTACTATTGTAGGTATAAATTAAGGGGGCAGACAATGTACATCACAATAAACGGAACGGAGTACAGCAATATAAACACCTATTTCAATCCAATGGAGATAGTCTACACTGGCGACTCGCTCGTGAACATAGAATCAGTCAGCGGAACAATCAGCGTATATGCCAATGACGGATTTCTTTTGAGAGAGGACAATCCGTCTGACTATCTGCGGCAGGTAATCCGTGACGGGTCAATCACGCTGACGAATCATGACGATGGATGGACTCCGCCGCCGACACTGGAAGAACGAGTGAGCGAGATAGAGCAGACGAACAGCATCTCGTTCCGCACTATGGCAGAGAGCGGTGAGATCAGCGAGGAGATCGCCGCTGATTATCCCGACCTGTTCCTGCCGTGGGAAGAGGATGCGGAGTACGCGATTGGCAACCTTAGATCGTATAACGGTGAGCTGTACAAATGTATACAGGCGCACCGTTCACAGGCACTATGGACGCCAGATGTGGCGACTTCTCTTTGGGTGCGGGTAAGCAATCCTACCGAGGAATGGCCGGAATGGGTGCAGCCGATCAGCGCTGAAACGTCCTACCGACTTGACGCAAAGGTCAGTCATAATGACAAGCACTGGATAAGCGAGATCGATTACAACACCTATGAGCCCGGCGTATACGGATGGAGAGAGGTGACGGACTGATGGACAGCACAATCATAGTGGCAATCATTGCGTTCCTGGGAACGATCGCAGGTTCATTCATGGCACATAGGAAGACCACAGCACTCATGTCATACCGGCTTGAGCAGTTGGAGAAGAAGATGGACCTCCACAACAGAGTCGTGGAAAGAGTCTACGATCTGGAGGAGAAGACCTCCGTATACGATGAAAAGTTCAAGGTAATCGACCACAGGATAGACGATCTTGAGAAGGGTGCATAACCATGCCGAGTAATCTCCTACAAGCAGACGTCGGGTTCCCTCAATTCAAAGAGGACCAGAAGCCTGACGAGAAGATCACGCAGGTAGTCAACTACTTGTACATGCTGCTTGAACAGCTGCGGTATTCCTTCGGCAATCTGGGTGCGGAGAACTTCAGCGAGAGCGGCATCGAAGAGCTGCAGACGATTCTGACCGAACCGATATACGCACGCCTGACGAATGACGAAGGTCTTATCAACGAGCTGTCTATCAATGCTACGGGCTTGTACGAAAGGCTGTACGACGAGACCACCGGTGATATCACACAGCTGGCACTGACTGCGCAAGGTCTGTATGCGGATATGCACGGAGAAGGCGGCGTAGTGGCCACAATTGCGGCAACGGCAAACGGATTGTACAGCGAAGTGTGGGGATCAACTCCGGGAGAAACGAGCCGCATCACCCAGAATGCGAACGCAATAACTCAAAAGGTATCGAGCGGCGACGTTTCCACGATGATCAGTCAGTTTGCAAACGGGCTGGTCATAAGTGCTTCAAATGGTTCGACAAGTTCAACGCTGACTCTATCTTCCGGCGGCACTACGCTTTCATCGGCGAATGTTGCGATAACCGGTATGGTGAGGTTCGACAGTTTTAACCTACCCTCATACAGTGCGTATACTACGTACAACGTCGGCGATCAGGTTATATATAACGGTTATATTTACACCTGCACCAGGGCCGGTAGTGGTCATACACCGAGCTCGTCCTCCAGTTACTGGGCGCAGTCGGCAAGCAGCACCTTTATCAACGGCGGAAGCATACAGACTGGTACCGTATCGGCGGACTGCGTGACAACGGGCACTATCACATCTACGACCGGCACAATAAAGCTGAAAGGGTACCTTGCCGTACAGGATAGCTACGGGTCTGCAGCCGGGTCGCTCGGTTATATATCAACCGGTCAAGGCAACTCTGGTGTAGGTCTAGTAGCAGGCAACTATGGCGGATGGTTGCTTGCCATGAGCAACGGTGTGAAGATAGGTTACTATGACGGAACGCAGGTAACTGCCGTTGCAAATCAGCTGTATTTCAAACTTGGAACCGGTAAGGATATGTATCTTTATGGAGACTCACTATATCCGGGTACTTCTGGTGCGCTGTCACTGGGATCGAGCAGCAGTTACTGGAACAACATCTATATATCGGGCCACATTTACCAGAACGGCACGCAGGTACTATAACAGGAGGATACCATGCTGATACTCAAAGCAGTTACTGCATATACAGCGGCAATGCAACTCATGGAGCAGGAACTGGACTATAAGACGGCCCATGCACTGGTCCTTCTCAAGAGCAGACTTCAGCCCCATGTGAGTTACTACTCACAGGAAGAAATGAAACTTGCACAGACCTACGGCAAGAAGGACGAGAACGGACGCATAGACATGAATGAATCCGGCAGGTTCACTCTTGAATCACCGGAAGCAGCGGAGGAGTTCAGCCGCAAGAAGATGGAGCTGGCGCAGGTAGACATCCAGGAAGAATGGGAGAAGATCAAATGCCCATGCCCGGAGAAGATAAAGCCTGCGGTCCTTGAAGCGCTGCAGGACTTCATAGAGTTCGGAGGGGATTAAATGTACGGACTTCCGCCTATGCCCAGGGCAGACGGCATAGCGAAACAGACTACGATCCGGTTCGGCGGATACAACCATACACTGGGTGCCGGCGACGGTGATATCTGGGATATGCAGAACCTGACGTCGGATCATTACCCGGTACTGTCGCCCAGAGGACCGAGATACTTAGTGCAGACGTTAACCACAAATAAACCGAACGGCATGATCTGCCATGACGGCGTGTATTACGTGGACGGCACCAACCTGAAGAAGCTCGGCTCGAATACATCGCTGGGATCTGTGACAGATACCAAGAAGCAGATGGCAGTGCTGGGCGCATACCTTGTGATATTCCCGGATAAGAAGATATACAACACGCTGGACAGCACCTTCGTGGATATGGAATCGAAGGAAGAGAACATATCAGTCAAGATCGAGGACGGCACCTACGCAGAAGAGACTGCCGAAGCGAATACGATCAGGGCGACGAACTCTTCCTACAACTGGGCCAGCAAATTCAAGGTGGGCGACGCTGTAACGATATCCGGCTGCACCACGCACACAGAGAACAACCTGACGCTTATAATCCGCGAGATAGACGGAGACGAGCTCCGGTTCTACGAAAACTCCTTCATCATAAACGAAGGCGGCGACAGCGAGACGATCACAGTCTCACGCGATGTACCCGACATGGACTTCATCTGCGAGAACGAGAACCGCCTGTGGGGCTGCAAAGGCGACACGATCTACGCATCCAAGCTGGGCGATCCGTTCAACTTCAATGTGTTCGACGGAATATCCACAGACAGCTACGCGGTGAACGTAGGTTCTGCGGATGACTTCACGGCATGCTGTTCGTTCCTGGGATATCCGGTGTTCTTCAAGGAAGAGAACATCTACAAGGTGTATGGATCTAAGCCGGGGAATTATCAGGTGATGGGTTCCGCGTCTCTGGGCGTTGAGAAGGGCTCAGATAAATCGCTGGCCATTGCCGGCGAGACGCTGTTCTATCTGTCCAGGGCTGGGATCGTGGCATACTCCGGTGGTATACCGCAGAGTATATTCGCTCCGTTCGGGACCGATAGATATAAGAATGCCGTCGGCGGAAGCGACGGCGTTAAGTACTATGTGAGCTTGCAGGGACCGGGGACGGATCTAGGCTATACGCTGTTCGTCTTTGATACCAGAATGAATCTCTGGCATAAGGAAGACGCCACGCAGGCTGCCGGCTTCGGCTGGGACGGCGAGCTCTACATGCTGACGAAAGGATCTACATCGTCGCAGATGATGATCGTCGGCAACGTCCGGTCCGTACCTACAGGTGCTACAGCGGAATCGAGTATATCCGCATTCGTGGAGTTTGCCGACTTCTACGAACACAGCAAATACTCCACAGCACATGGTGCGAATAAGAAAGGCACAGGGAAGATTCAGATCCGCATGCAGCTGGATGCAAACAGCTCTGCGACTGTTTATATAAAGTTCGACAGTGAGGATACCTGGACTACTGTGGCGACCGTTTCAACGAACGTCAAGCGGTCCTGGTACCTCCCGATAATTCCACGACGGAGTGATCACTTCCGTATTAAGATATCCGGCACGGGCAACTGGAAACTATACAGTCTGTCGAGAGAATCGTACTTCGGCAGCGAACTGTAAGAAGGGGGCAGAAAAGTGGCACAGAGTACACCTCAGTATTCATGGGAAGAATTCCTGGATCTATACAACAAAAGCGGCGTAAACTTCTCTGACGCAGATATGAAGATGGCGCAGCAGAATCCTAACTTCGGCGTAGCTATGGTCTACGACAAGGTTGACTTTGCTAATGCTAAGACCGATGAGGAGCGTGCGCTCATACATCAGAGAGCTGAAGACAGGCGCAGCTCTTACGGAGGATACACCGGCGGCATAGACGGTTCACAGTATCTTATGAACAACCTGTCGCCTATAAACTACACGGCACCGGAGAAACCGACCTATTCCGGCAGCGCGTATAGTAACGACCTTCAGAATCTGTGGAACCAGCAGATGAACTACGGTTCCTTCTCGTTCAACGAAGCGCAGCCCACTTATACCAATAGGTACGACGATCGCATTCAGGCAAAGCTGGACAAGGTAGAGAATCCCGATCCGTTCTCTTACAATGCATCCACAGATCCTCTGTATCAGCAGTATAGAAAGCAGTACACCCGCGAAGGGCAGAGAGCTACGGCAGACGCCCTGGGTATAGCTGCAGCTGCATCCGGCGGTCTGCCTTCCTCCTACGCACAGACTGCTGCAGGACAGGCGGCAAACTACTACGCTGCACAGATGACGGACAAGATCCCGGAGCTGTATCAGCTGGCTTATCAGAAGTATCTGTCTGACTTCCAGATGCAGCAGGCCGGTCTCGCTGCACTCCAGACGGCAGAGCAGAGCGACTACGATAAGTACAGGAATCTTCTCAATCAGTACAATATCAACCGCGACTTTGCAAGGAACATCTGGAACGACGAGTACAACCATCTCGCGAACAATGTATCCACAGCCCAGAGCTTGAGCAATCAGGAGTATCAGCAGTATCTGGACGCACTGAATCAGTACAACATAGATCGTAACTTCGGCTACGGCCAGTATCTTGACGAGCTGAACAGTCAGGCACAGGAGCGTGCTGATAAACAGACCTTCGCGCAGCTGGCCGGCACCTACGGAGACTACAGCTATCTCAACGGGCTCGGCATCAACACGGCCAATAATCCCGTGGATTATGAGCGGCAGTACAATGAAGCGGTACTGGCCGCACAGTACGGTGATTATAGCGGGCTGCTTGCTATGGGCATAGACCCGAACATGTTGAACATAAATAACGCTGCTCTTGCCGGTGGTGGTAAGTACGAAGGCGACGGCGGATACTATCTCAGCGGAGCTGGCGCTGGATATTCAAGCGGAGCGGGCTACTCAAGCGGTGCCGGCACCTATACCGGCAGCACATCTACCGGTGTGGACAATGAAGGCTATAGTGATTCTGTCATCCGTGCGCTGCAGAGCTGGCTGGGTGTCGATGTTGATGGTCAGGTCGGTCCTCTCACCAGACAGGCAATACAGGAACGCGGATTGCACAGCGTAGCAGAAGCATACAATGCAATGATTGGTGAAGGCGCTCTCCCGGTTCCGGGGAACTCTGATACCGGAAACAGCACCGGCAGCGGAAACGGATCTGGTAGCGGCAATGGAAATAAGCAGAGTAACTACACGAAGAATCCCGGTTACACGGATGCGCAGATTCGCAGCATACAGGAACAGGCCGGCGACATTGCTGTGGATGGCATCTGGGGACCGGATACTGCAGATGCATATGATCGCGGCATAAGACCGCAGGAGACGGCAAAACCCGATACGAAGACCGTCGGCGAAAGCGATGCATATCGAATGGTAAAACGACTGATCGAATTGAAGCGGCCCGTTTCAATAATCGCGCAGACGATTGAGCGGGCGAACTTGAACGATGACGAAAGAGACGAGCTGTTAAGCATGATAGGATACTGATCGTAGGAGGACAGCAATGGCAACAATAGCTGAACGAATTGCTGCGGCAAAGAAAAATTACAACAACGCTACTGCAACCGATTATGATACACCGAGTAGCAACAGCGCATCTGTGGCTGAACGAATTGCTGCGGCCAAAAACGACACCGGTGCAGCAACGCCCAAAGAGTCGCAGAGCTACTACGATAAGACAAAAGACAGATATCTTCAGGAGGATATCACAGCACCGAAAGTGACGGCCAGAGCGCCGTCCTTTTCGGCATCTGCAGATCTGGAAGAAGCGTTGACTTCATTGCAGAACTCGTCGAATACAACTCGAAATATGTATGACGGGCTCAACAACCGCAGAAACGCAATAGACAGTCTTATGGGTCAGCTTGACGCCCAGTCTGCAAACCTTGAGATCCTGGCACGCAATCCGGCGCTATACACCGGTGAAGAGGATAATCCTGCTGTCAAGCAGTATGGTGATGCCTACAAGCAGTACCAGGCATATACCAACATTTATAATACTGCCGTTCAGCAGTACAACGATATGTTGCTGGACTACAATTCAATAGTAGATCAGTATCAAACAGACATCGATGCTTTCAAAACGATGGCCGGCAACGGCATGACCTACGCCAAAGAATATAATGACCGTGCGGATCAGCTCGAAGAAGAAGCTGCTAATCTTCTGAGCGAAGCCGGAGCAATCATGCAGGAACTGTCGTATGCTTCTTTAGGCGATAATGGTTCTGGGTCTGCCTTTACCATGAATGAAATGCAGAAGGCAGCGCAGCAGAAAAAAGAAGAAGCGGCAGAACTGCGTCGGAAGGCACAGAATGTCACGGGCATCTTCTATTCCAATCTGCCTAATGCCGACGATTTCAAAACAAGAACCACAGCGGTAAGTGGCAAGCAGGACGATATCTATAACTTTATAAACAATCTGGACGGCGCGAGAGAGGATTCACAGCAGCAGGGTGGCGCTGCTCATATGTATGGTGAGTACGGAGATAAGACTGCGTATTCGTACATGAACGATGACGAGATCGCAACATATAATTACATCTACTCAAAGAACGGCAAGAATGCCGCTGACGAGTATCTTAGCTATATACGTGACAGTCTCAACGCTCGACTTGGCGAAAATATTTACGACAGTCTTTCCGGAGTAGAAAAAGGATTGTACTGGATACCTCAGGGACTTAGCCAGGCAACGGTTGGCATGCAACAGGCATTTAACAGCGAAGCGCTGCCGACCTCTGAAATCCAGTATGCCGGGCAGCTGGCGAATCAGGATATCTTATACAGCGTAGGTCTTAGCGACGAAGACAAGGCAAGAAACGACGAAATCCTTACCGAACTCAAAAGGACTGATTTGACACAGAAGGAAAGGGAAGAACTGGAGCAGGGGCTCAAATCTTCTACATGGGGCAAGGTTCTTTCTGGTGCGTATCAGTTTGGCACGGTTGTTACCAACATGTTGCCGTCCATCATGGTAAGCTATGTAACAGGTGGTCTGCTTTCGTCTGCAGTGGGTGCCGGTGCGATATCGGCGGCCACTGCGGCTAGGATTGCAAGTGCAACCGGTTCTTCGATTATGGGTTTGAGCGCCGGCGGTAATGCGTATCAACAGAAGATGAAAGAAGGCTGGACTAAAGAGCAGGCGAAAACCTATGCTACACTAGTCGGTTCTTCAGAAGCATTACTTCAGTATCTGCTCGGCGGTATAGATCAGCTCGCTGGCAAGGCCGGTGCGAAAGTAGCAGAGCAGGTCGGAAAGCAGACGCTCTCTGAGAGGATCATTGGTACAGTACTGAAGCAGGTTGCCAAACTTGATAATGTATATGCAAAATTCGCGCTTGAGTTTGGCACAAGGCTTTTTGTAAGGGGTGGCTCAGAGTTCCTGGAAGAAAGTTTACAGGAGATTCTTGAACCAGTTTTTGCACATGTTATTCATGGCGACGAGATCCACATTGATGCTGGCGACGTACTGTATGCTGGCCTCATGGGATTCCTTGCTGCTGGGTTCTTTGACATAGGGAATATCACCAGTGAAGCTAGAGCATCCAGAGCATCAGAGAGTTTCAGAACAAGTGAGCATGGATATATTGGTGCAAGTGGTATAGACTGGTTTGAGGGATGCGCTACACCGGAAGATGTAGAGTCCAGATTTAAGCAGCTTGCCAAGAGATATCACCCAGATATTAACAATACCGCAGAAGCAACTGAGACTATGGCAGAGATTAACAACCAGCGTGATCTGTGGGATCAGTTCTTCGATAGCGCACAGGCAGCATCAAAATATACTAAACAGGCCGAGCCGGAGCAGGCAGAGACCGCACCCGTAGAAACCGAGCAGACTGAAGAAACGGATAACATGCTCACGCTGCCGACTGCAGAATCAGAACAGATA